CTAATATACGAGTACTTGTTGATCAGTTATCAATTGCGTCTTTCGCATTGAAGTTTACAGATCCAATCGATACTTTTATTGAGACTAATGTGTTCTTCCAGTATAACCCAGATTACACCAACTTGTCAATCAATACTTTGCAGGAAAATGTAAAAACTACAATGACTGCATACTTTGCTAGTAGAATTGGTAAGTTTGGTCAAGCATTTAGGGCATCACAGTTACAGACTAGTATCGATGATGTGAGTCCTGCGATTTTATCATCTCGTATTGAGACTAAAATGCAACAAAGGATTAATCCATCTTCGGGTGTTGAACAGGATTTCTATTTCTCTTACCCCGCACCGATACAGGTTCCAGATGATCTTAACTTAGTGGTACAATCATCTATATTTAAAAGAACATTTGGTGGTCAGATATTAAACTGTCGTATTCAAAACGAGTTAAAAACTGATACTAGAAATGGTAGGAGACTACAAGTAGTAGACACTGCTAGTGGAGATGTTAAAGTAGATAACGTAGGTTCATATGATGCCGGTGCAGGTATTGTCAATCTAGTAGGATTTAAATCTGATACTGGAGATCAAATTAAACTATCAGTATCACCTGCTAACCCATCTGCTATTGTGCCGTCAAGAGAATATATTCTCAAACATGATACCACAAGACTAAGTGCTAAAGGTATTCGTACCACAGCATCTAATTAAGAGTAATTTATGGAACATACTGTTTTTGATAAAACATTAAAGGATACTAATAGACGAGCAATCAATCTGCGTGAACCGCAAGTTGATTCCGTTTTGCCTAGTCACTTTTTATCAGACTATCCTAAGTTCGTAACGTTTCTAAAGAAATATTATGACTTCGAGAATGATAACAAGTCTCTAACTAGGTTCATCGATAATGTTTTCGAAACAAGAGACGTATCACAGACTGATCTTGCACTATTAGAATACTTTGAGGATGAGTATTTATTGGGGCAGAATTACTTTCAAGGGTTTATCGATAAGAGAACCGCAGTAAAGTACTCCAGTTATTTGTATCGTAGTAAAGGTACTAAATACTCTATAAGACAGTTCTTTAAAACATTCTTTGGTATTGAACCAGATGTGGTATATACCAAACAGTATATATTTAATTTAAATGAATCTAAGATAGGTTCAGAGAGTGCTAGATATTTAACCGATAATAAACTGTATCAGACATTTGCATTGCAGATCCGATCAGAATTGTCATTGGCACAGTGGAAAGATGCATACAAACTATTGGTGCATCCCGCAGGTATGTATCTTGGTGGTCTCACACAGATAGTAGGAGAAGGTAAACTTGACCCATCACAGTACGATCCAGGCGAAGCAATCAAACCACCAATTGTATTGGAAGGTCAAGCAGACTTTGATGAAAGAGCATATGAACAACATACTGCATTGTTCAATGTCAATAATCCTATAGATCCTGTGAGTGAACCAAGAAGAACATTTAGAATGAGGATGGGTAGTAGTTCTGGGTTTGCACAAGACTCGGCACAACTATCATTGGGTATTCCAAGAGGTAATGACCTTAATGATCTTGAGAACTTAACTATTGATAATCTCGATAGAATGTACTCAAGTCTTGGTGAGTACCTCACACCAGATTCACCGACATTCGATGATGACAGTGATGGATCTACACAGTTTGCAGGATTTGATTTCTCTAGTTCAGAGACAATCGACCAAGAGATATTTACTTGGAATCCCGCAGTATCTAGAATAGATTCAGATCACAGCACATTCAATACACCTGTTGGAGATTCTGACAGTGAAATTTCTCTAAGAGAAGCAATTAATCGTAACTTCTAGTATAAATAGAAGTACTAATCTTTAGGTAGATAACATGACATTACAAGTATTAAACAGAGGAACCGTAGCAAACGATGGTACAGGAGATACACTCCGTACTGCCGGTTTAAAAATAGGACAGAATTTCTCTGAAATATATAACAAACTGGGTGACGGTGCATCTTTAATGGCACTGATCGACTTTGATTCTTCGGGTATTATATTCGATGGAACAACTGCTAATGTTCATAAAACAGCACTTCGTGTAGTAAACCCAACTGGGACTAACACAGCACAGATTCCGGATCATACTGGTATCCTTACTATGGACACTAACACGCAGACTCTTACAAACAAGACTCTGACTAGTCCAGTGTTAACTACACCGCAGATCAACGACACAAGTGCAAATCATCAATACGTATTTGCAGTAAGTGAATTATCTGCTGACCGTACTGTGACTCTACCTGTATTAACAACAAATGATGAATTAACGTTTAATGCTTGTACACAAACAATGTCTAGCAAAACAATCAACACATCACTTTTAAATGATCCAAAGATTGTAGGTGCTATTGATGATGCTAGTGGTAACGAATTATTATCATTTGTAACAACTTCTTCAGCAGTCAATCATATTCAAATAACTAACAGTGCCAACAATGGTGATCCGAAGATCAGTGCTTTAGGTGATGACAACAATGTAAACCTTGCACTTGATGCAAAGGGGAATGGTGCTATTGCATTAAATAGCAGAGTCCTACATAAGACACAGGGGATATCTTCTACTGGTGGTACAGTCAATGCGAGTGATCCAATAACTCTATTTACTTCTGGATCTACTGGAACACACACTATGGGTAGTGCCGTAGCAGGTACAAACGGAATAGTTAAATACCTTGTATCAAGTGGTGCGGGTATACAAACAATCAACGACAATAGTAATATTGCCGGTGGTAACACACTAACCATTCCACAGAACGGAAGTGTCACTTTAATGTGGTTCACTAACACTTGGATAGTAACAAACTTACAGGGTGGAGCAACCCTAGCATAATATAGGAACACAAAATGCCAGTAATTACCGATAAATTTAAAAAACAAGTTCTTGACGATCTATTACTAGACTTCAATGATTCTGATAATGTGCGATATTATGCCTCTATAGGTCGATCTGAAGATTGGAATGATTCGGATGTTCCTACTGTGCCCCTTAATAGTTTGCGAGATGCTCGACTCACACGTGGTGGTATTCAATCACTTAAACTTATTCAAGATGCAACATATGTGATACCACGTAGAACTTGGGTTGCTAACTTAATCTATGATGCATACGATGATGCCGATGTTGGATTCCCAGAGAACCCATTCTATGCTCTTAACTCTAACAACGAAATTTATATTTGTTTAGAGCAAGGTAAGAAGCAGGATGGTAATACTAACCTATCTACTATTCAACCTACAGGTAATACTGAGGGTACACCATTCCGTACTTCGGATGGTTACACTTGGAAGTTTTTATATTCTATTGGTGCGTTACGTGCCGATAAGTTCCTATCGTCTGCGTTTATGCCAGTACGATTCGTTACAGGAACTGACTCAGATTCACCGGCAGAAGATCTACAACAAGAGATCGTACAGAACAATGCAGTGAAAGGTCAGATTGTTGGATATAAAGTTACAAATACAGGATCCGGTTATACTTCAGCACCGACAGTATCAATTGTAGGAAATGGTACTGGTGCTACAGCATATGCTGTACGTGCAGGTGAAACTATCATTGACATCAAAGTAAAAGCAGATAGTGCAGGTAACAGTGGTTCTTCATACTTTGGTACAGGATATGATTATGCTAACGTAGTTCTTACTGGGGGTGGTGCGACTGCTTCTACTACTGCAACGGTTCGTCCAATATTTGGTCAACCTAATGGCATAGGTTCAGATCCAGTTGTTGATTTAAAAGCAACTGGTATGATGTTCAACTCTAAACCAGACGGTATAGAGGGTGGGGACTTTATTACAGGTGACGAGATTTTCCGTCAAGTAGTATTGTTACGTAACCCACGTGTAGATAGTGCAGCTGGTACATTGTTGTCTACTACCACTGCTCGTGCCGTTGATAAGATTATAACAGATGGAAACAGTTTTGTCAAGTCAAATGTACAAAAATCTACAATACTAGGAGGCACCAGTGGTGCACAAGGTATCATTGATGATACTAATGATTCTTCTAGTGTTTGGTATCACCAGAATGAAACTACAGGATTTACACCTTTCGCAGTCGGAGAGTCTATTTCAGTAGTTGGTAATGCGTCTATTAATGGAACTATTCAGTCTATAACAGATGGTGAGTTCAATCCGTTTACAGGGGATCTGCTATATATAGATAACCGTTCGGCAGTGACACGATCCACAGACCAAACAGAAGACTTGAAAATAGTAATAACTATCTAGGAAATAAGAAATGGCAACTACTTTAACTGAACAATCATTACGTTCCACATATAAGGACGATTACAAGGATAGTGATAATTATCATCGCATCTTGTTTAACGCTGGTCGTGCTCTACAGGCACGTGAACTTACACAAATGCAGACTCTTCTCCAAAATGAGATTAATCGATTTGGTACTTATGTTCTTCAAAAAGATGGTGTAGAAGTATCTGCCGGTGGTAGTAATGTCACTGCTCTTGATTTTATTAAGATTTCTAATGACGCAAACAACTCTTTTGATAATGTCTCTGCTCTCAAAGGAGTAGTCCTTACTGGTGCAACATCTAGTCTCAAAGTAAAAGTAGTAGAAGCAGTTGCAGGAGTTAACGGAGATCCAGATACTTTATATGTCGAATATAAGGACAACCCTAATACTGTCTCTCCTGGCGTTACTGCAACAGCACAACTTAGAGTAACTTTAGGTGAAGTCTTATCTAACGGTTCTAATATTAACTTAACCGTACAGACAATCAATACTAGTGTAAACCCTGCTATTGGTCAAGGTTCTTTATTACAAACTTCTAAAACAGATTTCTTTGTAGGTGGACACTTCGTGTTCGTACCTGCACAACAACTATTCTTATCTAAATACACTTCTAATGTAACTTGTGACTATGGTTTTAAAGTAATTCAAGATATCGTAACAGTATCTGATACAGATGCCTTGTATGATAACCAATCTGCTACACCTAATAGATCATCGCCTGGCGCAGATAGATTACGTATACGTTTACTTCTAACAATGAGACATGAAATTATACAAGGTGACACGTACTTGCATATTGGTCGTGTTGTAAATGGTCAACGATTTAAGCAGAATGAAGCAGTTCAACACGAATCATTTCCTTATGTTGATAAAAGAGTAAATGACATTGCCGGTGATTTCATTAAGAAATATTGGAAGATACGTATTTCCCCAAATGGCAAATCTATATACAAAGCAGACGGCACAGCAGATCCGTATTTTAAAATGGACGTTGATCCAGGCCGTGCTTACATTAAAGGTAAAATGGTTGAGACACTTTCGACCCAAACACTCCCATTAAAAAGAGCAACTACCACAGTAACACGTGAAGAAGATCAGATCAGTGTCACTTATGGAAACTATTTCTATTTTGCTAGTGGTGTCGGTATGCTTGACGTTGATACTTGTGAAGAAGTTCAACTTAGAACAGGTTCCACTGGTGGAGGTAGCATAGTTGGTACTGCAAACGTTCGTGCAATTACTGAAGGTAAAGCATCTGGTGTAAGAACTGTTCAACAAGGTAAAGTATCAGTAGTATACAACACAGATATACCTTATCGAGTACATCTATTTAACATTAGAATCACTGATATCACTAAAGGTATCGGTGACGTTAAGTCTATCAAATCTGCGACAAACACTCACTATGTTACAGTAGGTCAAGGAAAGGCAGCGGGTCAAAGTGCCTTTATAGGGACTTTGCATGAACAGAAAAAGAGTGCATTGATTTTTGATACTCCTCTTTCTAGACCAAAAGGGTTTACCGATGTCACATTGACGTTTATGAAGAAGTATAACTTTACTGCTTCTGGAACAACACATGACATTACATTAACAGATAGTGGTGAATCTTTTGTAAACGCAAATGATGTAATGATTGCAAATGCCACTGCATTTGCCCCTAGTGGAATAACAGCATCATTAGTCTCTAACAATAAAGTTTTACGTATTAGTGGAACTGTTAATTCACAATCATATGAAGTAATTGGTTTCATTAAGAAAACTAATGCTACAGTTAAGAATAAAAACCTCGTTGAAACAACTGTTACTACTACACTTGATAGTGATGGTTCTGGTTGGAAAGGTATACCTCTTGGACAATCTGATATCTACTCTGTCGATAGAGTTAGGATCGGAGATTCGAATGGTGCAGACATCTTCCCACATTTTGCATTAGATGCCGGTGCTCGTATGGAATCATACAAAGACGGTAGATTGATGTATCAAGGTGGTGGACTGGACAGTGCCGGTCAAAGTGTATTTGTAAGATTCAAACACTTTAACCAAGATCCTTCTGGTGCATTCTCCGCAGTTAACTCATATGATGGTGAAGTTAATTACTTAAAAGTACCTGCTCAAACTATGCCAAATGGCAATAAAGTATCTCTTAGAGATGTTATTGACTTCCGTCCTGCAACAAATGGTAGTGGTGTTTATACAGATGTACCTCTACTGCCTGTACCGACTGATACAATTACAGCAGATGCCGAATACTATTTACCACGTCTGGATAAATTAATTATTACCGAAAGTGGTAAACTCCAGATCATACAAGGATCTCCATCTTTAAATCCAAGATTTCCTGCGGTTCCAACAAATGCAATGGATCTATACAATATTAAGTTAGAACCTAATACCATGCACACGCAAGATATGTCAACCAAGATAATCCATCGTAAGGGTTATACTATGGCAGACATTGGTAAATTAGAAAAGAAAGTAGATAGATTACAAGAGATGACTTCATTGTCATTACTTGAGTTGAATACTAAATTTATGAATGTTTTGGATTCGTCTGGTAATGACCGTACTAAATCTGGTTTCTTTGTAGATACTTTTAAAGATCACTCGCATACACAAAATAAAGGTGAGGGTGCTAAATCAGCAATTGCTTCTGGAACATTAAGACCTAGAGCACCAGAAGAATCAGTTGATTTGTATTACGATAGTGCTCACGCATTGTCAGTTGGTATTGTCAATAACGGTGAAGATCAATTAATTCTTGCACATACCAGTCAAGTATTTGATGCACAAGAACTTGCGTCTGGTACTATTAACTTAGCACCATTCCATCAAAGCAAATCACTATTAAACATGAAGTTGTCACCAGAAACAGATAACTGGTGTGATCGTGAACAGGTTGGTGAAGAAGTAATTGGTAAAACTACTGAATTAGATTTAAGAGATGCACTTAACTGGAATAACTCAGCAAACACTTGGTTTGGTGTAGATCCCAACACTCTAAACGTAGGTGATCACAATTCCTATATTAGTGGAACCAGTACAAGTGTTAGTACTGATAGTTTTGATCCAGTAATTATTGGTTCAGATACTAACACCACATATGGTGAGTGGGTAGAAGTCGGTAACACTACAGATGTAGAAACATTATATACTGAGACTGTAGTAATATCTACCGAACGTGAAGAAGAGATATCACGTACCGCAATCGATTCATGGTGGAACTTTACTGATGGTACTTGGGATGACTGGACTGGTTGGTACGGTGGTTACGATTGGGGTGGAGGTTATTTTACCGGAGACTTCGGTCTAGGTGGACAAAGTTACGGTGGAACAAATACTTTTTATGATGGTTTCTGGAATTGGGGTGTGTGGGATTGGGGTGATATCATTACTACAGATATGTGGGATGTTGTTACAAGTCAAACACGAACTGGTATTAATACAGTAAATACTTCTACATATGAAAGAACTAGTAGTATTGAAACAATAACCACATATCAAGCACTTACTGATACTACTATAACAAATTCTACTACAACTACTGTTAATAGAGTGGCAAGTGAGTCATTCATTGAAGAAGTTGTCGGTGAAAAAGTTGTAAGTATACAAGTAATTCCATTTATGCGTTCGATAGAGATATTCTTCCAAGCAGATGGTTGTAGACCTAACACTCAATACTTCCCATTCTTTGATGGTTCTAACGTATCATCATTCTGTAGAGAAGAGACTACTTTTAAAACTAAGAGTCAAAGAGATGAAAATAATTCCGCTGGTACAGGGGATAATGAAGGTGTACATAAACCTACTCAAGAACACAGTAGAGGTAAATCTAATCTGGTAGCAAATGCCGCTGGTACTATTATAGGTTCTTTCGAAGTACCTAATAATAATGCTATGAAATTTGCAGTTGGTGTTAGGGACTTTACTCTTCTTGATATCAATAAGCATGACAAGACTGATTCTATGTCACATGGTACTATTCAATTCCATGCCCAAGGTAGACTAGAGCAATATAAAGATCTCATGCAGATCACTCGTGTTCTAAAAATTGTAGGTGGTCAGACAACCGAATCTTCTAGTACTACTACTACAGAAGAAACAATCTGGACAGAGTCTGTGGTTACTGCCGGTGATGTTGCTACCGATGTTGTTGTAACTGAAACCCAAGGTGTAATTCTGGGTGACACAACAGTGACTAGAGAATATGTCGGTCAAACAGTTGAATATGAATATCTCGATGTAATCTATCCAGTTGATGATCACAGTGTATTTGCCAACATTGCGCCTGGTGCTACTACTCCGACAAATGATGGAACGGATGGTAACCCTGCTACAAGTTCACAAGGTCGTCCTCAACTAAGAACTGGAAGAGCGGGAGTATTAGGTGAAGGAGAACGATATCATGATCCTATTGCTCAGACATTCCAAGTTCTTGAGTCAAGTGGTGTATTCCTAAAAGACATAGAAGTGTTCTTTGCTAGTAAAGGAGCAACTGGAGTGGCATGTGAGATTCGTCCTACTTCTAATGGGGCACCTTCATCAACACAAAGTATAGGCACAGTTATACTGGCAGCGGGTCAAATTAATACCGTACCGGCAGGATCAACTAATAAACAAATGCTACAGAATGGAACTACTTTCTCATTCCCTGCAATGTTCTTATCGCCTGGCGAATACGCAATATGTCTGAAACCATTAGACAATGACACAGGATTTAATGTGTATATTGGTGAAGTTGGTGAATTCCAATTAGGTACAACAGAAGCACGTATTTCACAACAACCTACTCTGGGAGCATTCTTCCAGTCTCAAAACGGTAAACTTTGGGAACCAGTATCTGGTACAGACTTAGCATACAGATTAAGTGTTGCTATATTTAATAGCAGTGGTACTGCAATATGTCACAACGTTAACGTACCACCTGCGTCATTGAATAAAGACCCATTACTATCTGGACAAATTGCAGGTGATATGGATCAAATCAGAGTTATGTTTGCTAACCACGGACTAAGAACAGGTGATATTACAAATATTCGTGGTATCGACTCTTCTACTAACTTCGGCAACGGACTTACTGGTGCAGATGTTAATGGTGTGAGGGTTGTTACTGGTGCAGATAATAGTGGTTACACATATAATGCATCTAGCAATGCTACTTCACGTAAGTGGTTCGGTGGAAATCAAGTGACATCATCACAGAATATTAACTATGAGTACCTAAGACCACTAGTGGGTATAACACAACCAACAACAACTAACGTTACTGTATCACTAAAGGGTACAACTCAACAATCACTTGCAGGAGATGAAATTAGATTTACGAAAGATCTGACGTTCCAACCTGTACAGGATGGTGTAGATATTTCATATGATAATGCACGTGCAATCTATAATAGACGTACCGAATTACAAACTGGTGCGAATAAACTTAATGGTGCTCGTTCATTAGATATGCAGATCAACTTGACTTCAACTAACCAATTTGTGTCACCTCAGATCGATCTAGAGTTACTTGGTATAAAAACCATGCATAATTTGATTTCACGTCAAGACTCTGCCGCTACTGATGGGTACAACGTGCCGTTAACTTATATCTCAGAACTGTCACCAAACAGAGGTACAGAATCTGCAAAGCATATTACTAAGGTAACTACTCTATCAGAACCGGCAGTTGGATTACAAATTATAGTTGCCGCTAACCGACCACCACAGTGTGACTTCCAAGTATACTATAAGGTTGCCGGTGCAGGTGAGGTAGGATCTATTGATAAAATGGGTTGGTATGAGGTAGTCACAGAGACTCCTCATGAAGCAGATACTAATCCAAGTGTCTTCCGTGACTATCGATACTTAGTTGGTGGAGAAAAGGGTACACTGAAACCGTTTACGCAATTCCAAACAAAGATTGTAATGCGTAGTACGAACTCAGCAAAAGTACCTAAATTCCAAGACTTGAGAGTAATAGCATTGGCAGTATAATGAAAAATATGAATGAATACATTAAAGTAAAAGATGAACCAGATTTGGCAAGAGATCCCGAATCTGGTGCCATTATTAATATAAATAGAAGTAGTATTCAGAAAGCACGAGATGCTAAGAAGAGAAGACTGGCAGTTCAGTCGGAAGAGGATAAACTGAGAAACAAGGTTGATGCATTAGAGAACGATATCTCTGACATCAAATCATTACTCTCACAACTAGTAGAGAAACTATAGATGTCTAGACCATTTACAAAATTAACCGACTCGTTTAAAATATTACGTGACAAATTAAATATTGTTTCGTATAATGTGGGAGATCCGGATGACTTGCTTACCCATGGTGACAGTGATGTCGTTATGGCAATCAACGAAATTGAACGAGTGTTCGATGCTTCGGCAGGTGAGATCTTATATCCTACTGGTAATTCTTTACAAGGGGAGACTCAGACTCGACTATTGTTAAGTACTGCACAAAACAGTGGTACGGACATTACACTGAATGCAGGATTAGATATTAATCTTGATGCAGTGGGTGATATCAATCTCGATGCAGGTGGAGCAAACATCAACTTCCTTGATGACTCTGTCGCACGATTCAATTTCACATTAGGTGCCACTAACGTATTAGACGTTACTGGTATCCTCGATCTTAACATTTCAAGTAACCTTGATGCGGACATTACAGGTAACTCTACACTTACAACTACTGGATCTCAAACACAAGAGGGTACATCCCTTAACTTAGATTTCTCTGGTGACATTACACTGGATGCCGATGGTAACGATATCATCTTTAAAAATGGTGTCGGAGGTGGAGACACTGTTACACATAACATTAATGATAACGGTACTTACACTGTAACTGCCCCAACTCATGTTATTATCGATGCAGGTGAAGATATTACTCTCGATGCAGACGGCAATGATATTCTATTCAAAAATGGTGCGGATAATAAGACTGTTACTCATACACTTGCGGACGGTGGTGCATATACAATCACAGCACCTTCTACTTACACAGTAGATGCTGTTGGGGATATCGTCCTTGACGCAGACGGTGGAGATATCACATTCAAAGATGGTACTTCTACTGAATACAACTTTAAAACAGACGGTGTAATTTCTCGTACAGGAAACTTAACGTTAGATATTTC